GGAAAATACAGGGTTGTTCGGATCGTACGGAACATTCTCAGCAACGGTCCATTCATCCCAGTCTTGGCCGCTGTTGTTGGAGTATCTCACCGTGTAAGCCCTGATTGAGTCAGCATAGACAGCTGTCAGGGGCAGGTCTATTTGACTGTTCACGGTTACCGAGTCGATGAGATCCTCTTCGTCTACGAGCCGCTCCGCGGGCGCAAAGAGAAGATCAACGATTAGATACTGCCGACCATCCGGTTCATCCTCGACCCCCTCGCCTTTAATTTTTACGATCAAAGAGTTCGGCACGTCTTGAGGGCGTCGCCGCCTCACATCGGGGGGCGGCGACGGGTCTCGAGAATAGCCATAGCAATTAGGATTGGAGGCGTAGTCAAATACGCGGTTGTTATAGTTAGGGTCGGGGTCTATACGAAAGAAATCTCCGGCGCCCCCCATGTAGGAGCAGAAATCTGCGTGGTTTCGCTCCCAATCGGTTACAGGGTCAATAACCCAACCGTCATACCCGTCGTATCCCGATACATTGTCTGGTGCCAAATTTTCAATCTCCCACGGATCTAGATAAACCTCGACTTGTAAACCCGGATAATCCCACAGGCCAGTCGCGACTTCGAGATCGACTATTTGATACAGGTTATCGGGGCTAATGCAATGCCAGATTGCCAGACCCTGGCATCGTAGTACCGATTGACCGCCAATACTCTCAACTCCGTTTCCGCCATGATAAGCGATGAGGAAGGATTCGCGACCACTGTCAAAAGGCCCAACATCGACACGATACAACTGGCCACCGGTCGAAACATCATAAACCTTCTGATCAAATAGACAACGACCCGTAAAATCGATGACCGACGATTCACCAGGCGAAGGAGCATTCCACGGCAACGTCGCAAGCCAGTGATCACCAATGGGGGGAAAGCCACTGAACTTCGTGTACCCGGCTCCGTGGCAAATATCTAGTGGTGGCCAATGCTGACTCAAGAGATTGAGATTTCCATAGAAGTATTTCCATTCGATCGATTCACCGCTGCTTTCATTTAGATCCGGCGGACCATCGAGTGGACCGAGTGTATGGGCATACTCGTGCAATAGATAATACACGATTGAGGACGGGTCTTGTCCGTCCGGAATATCTCCGACCGCGTTACCAACGAGATAACACCCTGCAAATTTGTCGCTCGAAGTGATCCTCAGGTAATTATAAAATGGTTCCGTATCTTCGACAACCGTGGCAGCGTGCACCAAGATCGGAGCGGAACCTCCGACACCCACAGGCGTAGGCCCAGAATGACCTGTCGCTTTAACGAATATCACGAATAGCTCCCATCCTGCAGCTCCTTGCGGATCTGTAAATACTTCCGTACCCAGATATGCCTGATATATTTTCCATAGTATCTCAGCGAATAATGCCTTTAATCCGAAGCTGGTAGAGTCATTGGGCGAAACTCTAAACCAGGGAGCCAAGTGGTGGTAGTCCCAGCCTACGGGCCTTGAGTCATTTTGATATACCCCCGATTCAAATTGGGCGACCCACGTGTTGGCCGTACTATGATTCTCGTCGAGTATTTCCCCTGGCGGTAGCAGAATATCGGTATCCTCGTCGAACAACAACTTTCCATACGACTGTTTCTCTATATACTCGCGCATCAAAGAGAGATAGATGGCATGCTGTTCAAATGACACAGTTGTCGAACTCGGAAATCCGACAAAAACCAGTTTCGCTCGCAGCGCTCCGTCATCATACGGATACGGCATTTCTCTTTGTCCCAACGCCCATAAAGAATCGCGATAACTACAGCCGTAGTCGAAACCGAAAACGGAAGTAGGCGTAAACGCCAGCGCGATTCCAAGAATAAACGCAGCACGTAGCATGGAATCCCTCCAAGGGTTGCCAGAACCGCTCGATTCAGGTTGGCCGAGATGGCCCCCACGGCATTCAATCACGATTAACCCCAACTTTGCAAAAATCTCCTGATCAGGCGGCCCATCCTAGCCCGGTCATGATCCGATCGTAGTCCGCCTGCACCGCCTCGTTCCTACTCATCGTCAAGGTAAGCGTCCCGTCCGGACGGTGAAGTCGTCCGGCCCGCCTGATCGTCCGATTACGCACGGTCTCCAGCTTCTCGAACAGCCAGAGCGCCGCGCGCTTCGGATCCGCTTTTTGCCGGCGCGGCGTCGTCCGCATCTGGAGCTCGCGCGTCATGTTGTGCGCTACGATCGCCGCCAACATGTAGAACTGATTGCCGGCCCAGCTGCGAGTCGGCACGTAGTCCATCATCGCCGATTCCTTCGCCTCACCGATGATGCCTTCCTGGCTGCCACGGCCATGGTGGAACAACATCACCGACTTGGCCGAGCACTGCTTGTTCGTCATGATCACCTTGTAGGCGAACTCCCGGCTCTGCGGCTCGAACAGGTCCAGCTGCAGCGGGCCCGATTGCCGCTGCGGTGACCGCTGCCGGACGAACACGAAACGCATCGTACTTGCCCAGCTCTTCGGCTTCCAAGCCGTCTCGAAACAGGACCAGTTGGCGTCGATCCGACGCCAGCGCTTCCGCTGCTCGATCATTCCCTTCAACTCCGGCAACCGCTCGAAAGGAACGCTGATCGTGTACTCGGCCTGCAGCTCTTCGAGCAAAAGGGCCGTATTCTCGCTAAAAAACGCACTATCCAGGCGACTTTCAATCACGCGGCCAGGCAACCGCTGGTCCACCGCCAGCACCGATGCCGTGATGAACTCGGCCGAGCCATTCGAGTCGTGCACGTTTCCTGACCGCGGCAACGCATCGAAGATCTGCCCCGTCTGCGCCACCGTGCACAACAACGGATAGTAGCTCCGCTCACCCTTGCGCTTGCGGTTGAATCCCACAGCCACGCCTTCAGCGTGACGGCGCGTCGAGATCACGCTGCCATCGAAGTCGAGCGTTACTCGGCGGAGCTTCTCGCTCGCCAGGCGATCAAGGATCTGTGCGCGGTTCATTTCCTGCAGGTTGGCGATCGTCCCCATGTCGACCGACCGCAGGCGACGACTCAGCGTCGCGGTTGAAGGCAGTCGGCGCAGCCCCAGCACACGCAACACCAGCGGGTCGTCGTTGTAGAACTTCACGTCGTCCAGTTCGCGGTAACCGAGGATGATGTGGATGACCAGGGTAAGAAACAGCTCGGGCAACTTGAAGTCGCCGACGTCACGGACATGACGGCAAGCGTGGCGGATCCTGCTGCGCAGATCGAGGCGATCGAAAAGAACCTGGAAGAGCACCAGGCCGCTGGCAGAAGTCAGGGTCTGATCGGTGAAGCGGACGACCGGAACGGTGTGGACACGGCTCAGAATCTGTGCTTTACTGGATCTCATGAAAGACGGCTTCCTCTGATGGGGTTTTTGCTGGCGTCGTAACCGCATAATCCCATGTCTGGAGCCGTCTTTCAACCTTTTCAGCCCTTTCTAGTGCTCTGATTTATGCAATCATGGGGTTAACGCATCGAGTCAAACGGTTTTTCGCGTCGGCCCGACATTTATCGCATGGCAACCGGGACAATCTCTATTGCGAGTTTTCGCATTGATGCGAATCATTACTATTCCCAGTAGCGGCATGTGTGCCAAGCGCCCAGAACTCGTGCTCGCCCCCTTACACGACCACCACCATTCGCCCCAGCACACCCCGGTACACCCCGGCCAGGTGATCTAACGCGTGTGCGTGGCGGTAGTGGTCTAGAGCGCCAGTCTCGGTCCACCGGTATCGCAATTCTCCGCTCGTGAGATCTCTGACGCGCGTGGCGGCCTTCATCTGCGCGTACAGCTCGCCCCCGTCGATCTCCGCGGCGTCCGGCGGCAGCACCCAGTTGCGGGCATGGATCTCCTCGTACGCCGAGTTCAGCACGAACGTCCTGTCGACGCGCACCTGTCGCTCGACTAGGTTCCAGTCAGGACGCATGTACCCGTCATCGCTGTAGATGGCTTTAAAGACCCGCATGTACCGCCGGCCACGGGCCCAATGGTGTACCAGATGCGGCTCCGGCTGGGCCGAGATCACGCAGCGTTCGACGCGGTGCCGGCGTCCCAGCGCATCGAGATCCTCGAGTGAGCGCACCCGGCCGATGTGCACGGCCGTTCGCCGGGGATCGTTGCGGTAGAGGTCGGGCAAGGTCGAGATGACGACGTAGAGTACGCCGGCGCCGACCGAGACCCCCATGCTGCAGTACTGCCAGGCGAAGACCCGGTAAGTGTCGCTGATGCATCGGTCCAGGAGGTTGCTGGTCACTTTCAACCGCTCACGGTCGGTACCCGAGAGCATGGCCGCGATCGCCGTGTCCCACTCGTCGATGAACGGAAAGTGCAGCATCGCGCACATCAACGCGTCCGGGCCGTGATCGTCCTGCTTGACGATCTTGCCCTGCTCATTGCGGTGGTAGCGCAGTAGCTGGCGGACGATCGTCCCCAGGGCCGGGGTGTCGGCGATCTTGAGCTTCTGGTGCGCGAAGTACCGCGCCAGGTTCTCGATCCCTTCGTCCTTGAACTTGTTGAACGCCACCGAAACGACCTCGAAGCCTGCGTTGCGGCAGTCGAGGTTCCCATAGGCGTTCTCGGCATCGGCGTAGACCGTGAATCCACCCACCCGCTGCCTGAGCTCCACCAGGTACTGCACGAGGTCGCTGATCGGGCGGGAATCGAAGATCCGAGCTTCGGTCACCGCGACGTGATCGACCGCGCGCTCGGCCAAGACAGCTACGGCAAACCTGCCCCAGTCGATGCCCACCGAGCGGCGCACACGGCCTGTGGGGCGCTCCAAGTCAGATAGGGGAGTAACGGCCGCCTGGACGGCCTCAGGGTTGTAGATCAGCCCGGAGGCGGTCGGCCGCTTGCACTCGTGCTCCACAGCCCAAACGTCGGTGCCGCGGTTGAGCATCTTGGCCTTGAGCACGTTGTCGCGCGAGAGGTGGCCGGCGGCACGGCGGGCGCGGCCATTACACCCTTCGTACCGCTCGCCCACTACCTGACCCTCGGCATCCCGATCCTGCACGACCTCAGTCAAGGGGCACTCCCCCTGGCAGTAGCTCAAGGCCAGGGGGTCGTCCTCAGAGGCTTCCTCGAGCCCAACCTTACACGTGGCCATACAGTCGTACACATCCCACCGGTACCGAGCAAACCCGCGTTCCTGGGCGAGGTCCCAGTTCTCCTGGAAGAAGCCGAACGGCACATGGAAGGTCGACAAGAGCACGATCGTGAAGTCGGGCTCAGACAAGGCGCCCTGCACGGCAGCCTGCAAAACCTTACCGACGCGAGGATCCTCCTGGCACGACTCGTCGGCCACGAACCCGGCGACGTGCTTGCCGCGCGCAGCTTTCTCCGACGCAGGCACGCACGAGAGCGTGACCCCGCTCTTGAGCCTGGTCTCAGATAGCAGCGGATCGCCGTCCAATAGGGCGTCAGCTAAGCCGGGCACGCAGTACCAGAACTGCGTCGTGTACTCGTAGACGCGCTTCGCCTGCTCGCCCGAGCCCGCCATGTCCAAGAACGACTTCTGCCGGTAGACCATCATCAGCCAGATCAGGATCGCCGCTGCAAGCGATCCGCCCCCACCTCGAGGCTTCCACAGGATCGCCTGCTGGACGCGCTCAAAGAACAGGTCGGCCACGAAACGGACCATCGGTTCGATCATGACGATCGCCTGGCGGCGGCCGTCCTTGAAGATGAACAGGTGGCGCTCGATGAGGTCCTTGAGGCGGGCGTCCTGCTCCTGTGGCGTGAGTCCGGCCTCAAGCAGGTCCGGTAGCCCGAAATCGCCGGGCGCCGCGCCCAGGCCCACCTTCTCTAATAGGGAGGAACTGGTGGTCAGGACCACGACATCGCCCTCGTCCCCGCGGATCGTCTTGGTCAGCTGCTTCGCCTTGATCGCCATGGTATCGCCTCCAGCACCAAGAATCCGCGTAACCCTCTATCAGAGCGTCAGATATCCCTTGAACCGGGGGCCAACTAGAGCGTTCATGAGGATGACAGCCAGCCACCCGCAACGCAGAAGGAGGCCCCCGTGAAACTGCAAACAGCTGTCTCGCAATATCTTGAGTCGCTCGCTGCCGATGGCCGCTCGCCGCACACGATCGGCGCGTATCGCAGGGACCTCGCCGCGTTTGTCACCTTCGCCGGCAGCCTGGAGCTCGACGACGTGACACCCGCCCTGCTGCAGCGGTTCATGGCCAGCCCGCTGGTTCAAACCGGCCCTTCCGGACAGCCCCGAGCCAAAGCCTCGATCAACCGCTACCGGGTCACCGTGAAGGCCCTGTTCTCTTGGGCGGAGGCCCGCTGGCTGATAGCTCGCAACCCGACTGCGATCCTCAAGTGCCAGCGGCCCAAGGCTTTGCCGCGGGAGACCTTGAGCGAGGCCGAGCTGGAGCGCGTGCTGTGTACAGAATACAGCGGCCGCCATGGCCCGCGCGACAGGGCGATCCTCGGCTTCATGCTCACCACCGGGTGCCGGCTCGGTGAGACAGTCGCCCTCTCGACCTCGGACATCGACTGGCAGCGGCAGACGGCCACCTTGCGGCGGCCCAAGGGCGGCGATCCTGACCGCGTGCCGCTCAGCCCGCGGTGTGTCTCGCTGCTGGAAGCCTGCCGGACAGGTGAGACGCCTACCAATCAGCCGCTCTTTCGCTCGGGCGCTGGAAGGCGCCTCAGTTGCCGCCAGGTCCAGCGGATCGTATCCAAGCGATTGCAGGAAGCCGGGATCGACCGGCACCTGAGCCCGCACGTGCTCAGGCACACGTTCGCGACCAGGCTCTACAACCAGACCGGCGACATCCGCTTGGTCCAGACCGCGCTCAGGCATGAGCATATCGAAACAACAAAAGTGTACGCCCATGTCGATCCTCAGAGGCTGCGGCAGGCCATTAACGGAGCCGCGCCGATCGCGTAACATGTTGTGCGACTGTCACATATGACCCCCTATGCGACATTCCGCTGTTTATGCGTGTCCAAATGGACACTTCCGGCCTGCCTTGCAAGTTGAAGAATCGTCTTGTTTCCTGCACTTACGGCCCTGCCCGTAACTTCCAATACCGCAGCGGGTTCCACGGTATCTGTTAGCCATCGACTCGGTACCGGAACGGCGCCTCGTTGATCTGCTCGGCGAACAACTCGGCGAACTGCCGCGCAGCCCGGCCATCGATCTTTCCGGAGTCCAGTAGCGCCCTGATCACATCGGCCACGACGACCTCGAGAATCTGCACGTTCGTTTGCATCAGGGCCCGGACCTCGCGCACTTCGGTCGGTTCGCCTCGGACTAGCCGTTCACCCTTGATCCCCGTGTCCATCATCGCCTGGGCCTCAGCGGCCGACTTCGGATCGAACCGCTTGAGCGCAGCCAGTCCCTTGCTCTGCAGCAGCTGGTACTGCTTGAGGTGGCGCGAGTTCATTTCGCTGATCGTCTCTGCCACGGCCTGGCTCACGCGCCGGTCTGTCTCCTGCTGGATGATCGCGCGCTCTTTCTCCCAGTTCTCGTGACGCCGCCATTCGCCGATCGTCTCGCTACGCGAGATGCCGACCTGCTGGGCTATCTGCTGGTCGGTCATGTTACCGACGATCCACAGGGCCTTGGCCCGCAGCTTCACATCAGGGCCGTACCCCTTGCGCCCGCGCGCCATCACCTGACCTCCTGGCGCTTGGCCTGCTGGCCGGTGAACTGCTCCCACCGAGCGACGATCACGTCGCAGAACCGGGGGTTGCGCTCCACGGCGAAGCAGCGGCGACCGAGGCGCTCGGCGGCAATCACCTGACTGCCACTGCCGGCGAACGTCTCGAGGCAGATTTCCCCTGGCCTGGTGTGCTTGAGCATCGGCAGCTCGAACAGGCGGACAGGCTTCTGGGTGGGATGTGCGCCATCGGTGCAGCGAGCCTTGCCCTCCCAGTCGACTTCCCAAATATTACTTTGCTCATCAGGCACCGGGTACATCGCAGGCTTGTTGCCTTGCTGCCAGCCCATCAGGCAGGGCTCGTACTTCCAGTGCCACGCCGAATAGCCGAGCACCATGCACGGCTTGACCCAGACTATGGTCTGGTGATACCGGATACCGACCTTGTGCCATACGCGCCGGAACGACTCGCTCGTAGCCGACGCATGCCAGGTGTACCACGCAGCGTCATCGGCGACATGGGGCAGTGCGTTGGCGAACACGCCGTGCAGGAACGCCTCGAACTCGTCCTTGTCTTTGAAATGATCCCATGCATCGAGATCCTGATAATCGCTGGACCAGTCGCGGTTGCATTCTTCTTTGGTGCGCCCGTGAACGGCAGGATGATTCGTACCGTCGTAAGCGACGCCGTACGGAGGGTCGGTCGCAAAGAGCGCCGCCTTGTGGCCGTCCATGAGGCGAGCCAGGATCTCAGGATCCGCGCTGTCGCCACAGATCAGCCTGTGGTTGCCCAGGATGATCAGCTCGCCCGGTTGGGTGACCGGCACGTCCGGCGGCTCCGGCGTGTCGTCCGGGTCGGTGAGTCCGTCTTCGGGGGTGAGTTCGGCCAAGAGGTGACTCAGCTGGCCCGCCAGGTCGTCGAACCGCAGCGCATCGGCCAGGTCGGGCATCGCAGCTTCGATCTCGGCCAGCAGTTGATGAACGTCAGCGGAAAATTCGCCTGAGATCGCCGGAGAGTTCAGCGCGAGATTCAACGCCTTTTCTTCGATCTCGGGCAAGTCCACGACTACAACCTGGGTCTCGGTCTCGCCCAGCTGCTGCAGCACCTTGAGCCGCTGGTGGCCTCCCACGACGCGTTGGGTGCAGCGGTTCCAGACGACAGGCTCCACTAGCCCAAACCGCTCGACCGACGCCCTGAGGCCGCTGAGAGCTTCGGGGCTGATCGTGCGGGGGTTGTAAGGTGCCGGCAGAAGGTCTAGGATCGGCTTGCGCTCGATGGTGAGTTCGCGGAATGACATGGGATTTCCCTCCAATGAACGTCACCCCGCAACGGCAGGACTCCATCCGCGCCGAGCGGGTGCGATCGTTGCCAAGAGGAAAAGTCGAGTGCAGAGCAGGATCAAAGGCAGGTCGATACACAGGGGATGTTATTACTTCCAGACGCTGCCGTCAAGGCTTTCAACCCCTGGAGGCAGGTAATGATTGTCGATCGCACCGGCACATCTCAGTATGTTCCGTTCACCACAAAGCAGCGAGCAGAGCTCTGCGCGATTCTCAATGTGTCCGAAGAACACGCACACCGGTTTCTGGAGGATCTTCAAGAGGAAATCATGGTCTTGCGTGCAGACTGGCAGTCGCTTGGCGAGACTCCTCCAGAGACTCCCGGTACGGCAAAGAAAGTCCTAAAGGAACTCGCCGAATCCGCCAAGAAGATGATCGCCGCCCTGGATCGCCTGGACCCGACCGGCTCCTATTCGGCGTTGCATTGGTCCCTGTACGACCGGAAATCGGATATTCGGATTGTCCACCAACTGGACAGCGACCTCAAGAAGCTTCGACTGGCCATTCCCAACGCCCTGGAGAACATCAACAAGCCCAAATTGGGTCGGCGTCGGGATACCGTCGAGCGATTGTTCATTGGTAAGGTTGGACAGCTATACGTCAAGCATTTCAAGAAGAAACCCACCTATTCCCGTGGCACGCGATTCCCCAGATTCATCGATCGGGTTCTGTACATCGCCCTGCCGGGCAATTCCCACACGAATTGCGACAACTCGAAGATCGTCGAAAGCGCCCTGCTCGAGTACAGAGTTTCCATCAAAAGGAAATCGCGATGACCGTCTTACGCGCCGCCTGGGGTTTCCGCCGTACGTTTACACCCAAAGAACGCAAAGATCTGTGTGCAATCCTGAAGCTGCCCGAAAAGGAGGCGCGTGAATTCCTCGATGCTGTCGAGCAGCAGACCGTCAGGTTGAGTGCCGACTGGCAGATCTGTGGAGACGTGCCGCCGGAGACGTCATCCTCTGCCAGGAAGACCCTGGCCAGAATCGCCACTCATGCCGAAGAGCTGCGCAACGCCCTCAAGGAACTCGATCCCCTTGGATCCATGTACTACCTGCACAAAGCCTGGCTCAGAACGAAACTCCCGACGTTCCCCGGGATCTCGATTGATGAACTCAACCAGCTGCAGATGACTGCGGAGATAGCGATTGAGATCGCGCGCGGCACGAAGGCTGGCCGCCCTAAGGATCTAGTGGAGCGGTGGTTTATCATTGCCGTGGCCGGCCTTGTCAGAAAGCACCTGAAGAAGCGCATCACCTACAGTCGCGGGTCGTGGTTCCCGCGCTTCATCGCCCAGGTCCTGGCCTTCGTATTACCAGGAAATCCGCATACGGCTGGAGACAACAGCAAACTAATCCGGATAGCGTTAACTGAATCAAAGATAATAGATTAGACAGAACACCACGCCCTAATCCCCCTCGCCGGCACCGCTTTAGGCGTGCAGATTCGATTCCCATCTTCCGTTACGTTGCGCCTGCGCTCGGCACGCTGATCCGACAGCGGACCTGCCGTTGATTGACCGGACTTTGAAGGACGCGGGCAATGACGAATCCAGAACCTCTCCGTCATCCGATTCCCGACGAAATCAACCGCCTGATAGATCGGTTCCAATGCCTGGATCTTACAGGTACACCGAACATCGAACCGGCATTGATGGCACCGTTCCTGGCTACTGGCGATTTCGCGAATTTCTCCGGCCCACCGGGATGCGGCAAGACCCGGCTTGCAGCGGATCTGATCCTAGCAGTCGTCGCCGAGCACCGTCGCGGGCTAGCTCTCGGCGGCCTGTTCAAGTTCGACTTCGAAAGGCTTCGAGGCATAAACGTCGCGATCATCGATGCAGAGGGCAGCGTGTTCCGCTGGCAGACCATCTTGCGCCAGAAATACGAGCGCGAGGGTGTCTCTCAGCCGGACCTGAAGAAGCGCGTCATCTACATCCAACCGCACCGCGTTGGCCTGCACAACCCGAGCAAATGGACAGCCGCTTCGGAAGACCTCGCTAAGGCCCTGCACTACTGCTGTGTTGGCCTCGTGATCGGCGACACCCTGGGCCGCATCTGGGCTCCTGACGATATCAATAACACTGGATGGGTTCAACGCGGGTTTGCTCCGTTTCGAACCGCCTGCCAAGAGCACGGCATCAGCGGTGCCATGCTGACGCATACGCCCAAGCCACAGAGTAACAATAATCCGACGATAAACGGCCCGATCGGGACCTCTTTCCAAGAGGGACAGGCCGACGTCCAGATCATGCTTAGCCGCACGAAGATCGATGGCCATCACGGCATCGAGCTTACTCATCGCAAGTCCCGCCGCTCGTTCTGGATTCAGCAAGGCAGCAAAGTCAGGCTGCTGTTCACTCCGGAACTCGGCTACAAGCCTGTCGGCAACTGGCAACACGAGTGGCCACACGAATGCCCTGACTACGACAAGGAGGCCGGTAGGCTGGAGCCGACGACCAGGGAGAAGGTCGTCGACCACCTAGCGCGCACCGGCGTCGCGGTCAAGGCCGCCGATCTCGCCGAGGTCCTTGGCATCTCCGATCGTGCCGTAGGCAAGCACCTCTCCAGCCTCGAGGCCGAGGGCCAGGTGGCCAGGGTAGGCAACGGTCCCACCACAGCGTGGAGGTGGTGCGGATGAACCGGCACCTCCTTGCTATCCGGAACTCCGCCTCAAAATCGACCCATATTCTTAAGAGTATATGGGTGGTTCCCGATTTCCCGATAGCCGTAATCCATTGTCCTATAAGCATTTGTGTTTTATCGAGAACTTCGAAGATTGGCCGATCAGGAACTGGTTCCAGATTCTCGCTATATGCATGCCAAATAACAGCTTATGGCGATTCCCGCCTCGTCCCGGATTTCCAAGTTCCCGATACAGTTCCTGATTCTCACGCCCGTTTTGGGCAGCGCAGAAGGAGCCGACCATGACTCCAAAGAAACCTGATCTGGCAATCAGCGACATCAAGATCCGCGTCACTGAGGACGGTCGGGATGGCCTCGTTGCCTGGGCCTCGTGCGTCGTCGGTGGCGGTCTGCTGTTGAACAACATCGCCATCCGTAGAGGCCAGGACGGGCGCCCCTTCTTGACCTACCCTGCCAAGCAGACCGCTGCGGGTACGAAGCACAATTACTTCAACCCGATCTCCCGCGAAGCCGCCGACCTGGTCGCGCGCGCGATCATGACTCGCATCCGCGAGCTGTCGGCCCAGTACCGCCCCGATCACGAAGGGACGGTACCGGAGCCATGATCCGGCTGGCTGACAGCGCCGAGAATAGCCGCCTCAGCGATCTCGCAGCCATCCTCGCCGCCGGCTACTGCCGCTATTTGGCCCAATCCAGAGCATCAGATAACACAGATCACCAGCCGCCTAATATATCTGATCGTTCTGCTCTCTATTCCCTTGATACCCCCCGCCATAAGAGCGATGAATGGTGTGCGGCCAACGCCGCAAGCCATTTAACAGAAAGGGGTTAGAGATGACCAGCCAGATGACCGAAGCCACCCGCAAGCGCCTCGAGCAGATGCTCGCCGATCCTGAAATCCACGACGCGCTGAACCCGTCCTTCATCTTCCAGCAGACGATGCCCGACCTGCTGCTCGCGATCGTGAACGGGCTGATCGACCCGGTCGCGGCGGCCCGCGCCGAGCTCGCCAACCGCGGTCTCAACCAGGACGGCGTCTGGTGCGGCTTCGACACCGCGCGCGAGATCTGGGGGGTCAAGTGATGCACGCGGCACACAAGCTCGTGATCGAAGCGATGGAGGCCAGCCTGGGCAGCGCGATCGCGCGCCAGGTCAGAGCCTACGCAGATGGCGAGAGCTTCGAGAACCAGAACAGCAACGCCATGCGCAGGGCACTGGCGTGGCTCGCCATGGAGTGGGTGGACCAGATGCTGAAGCAGGCGCTCAGCGAAGACGGCTACGACGCGGTCGAGGAACTGGCAGCCGACATCGAGATGGAGCTCGAGGAGGTCGGGCGATGATGACCACTACGACACAACAGCCGCTTTGGATCCACGACGACGGTCGCCTCGCGTGCCAGGAGCACGCCGGCCACTACGCGCAGGCGGTCCTGGGCCGCCGGCCGACCGCCAAGCTCGTCGAGACGCCGCTCGGGACCTGGGAGCGCCTGACGCTCGCCGATCGCGCGCAGCTCGCCGAGATGACAGGGCGCGCGGCCGTGTGCGAGATCTGCGAGGCCAAGATCCGCAATCGCCAGCACATCCAGCTGGTCAAGTAGCAACCACCACCTTGAAAGGAGAACCGATCATGGCAACCAGCAAGAAGACGACGAAGAAGGCCGGCAAGAAGGCGAGGGCCAAGAAGACAGCGACCAAGCGAGCGAGAGGCAAGACCGCCAGCAGCGGTGAGGTGAGCCGGATGCTGGGCAAGGCCGCCGCGAAGTTCCTGGCAACCGGCGGCGATGCTGAGGCCACCGAGACCGTCGTCAGCAGCGCAGCAGCGCAGGCCAAGAAGCGCCAGCGCGTCGAGCGCGACCTGCGTGTCGGCACGGTGCTGCGGCGCCATTTCAAGGGCCGCGAGATCGAGGTCGAGGTTACCGACGCGGGATTCGAGTACCAGGACCAAACCTTCAAGAGCATCTCGGCGGTCGCCCGCCGGATCACGGGCTACCAGATCAGCGGCCCGGTGTTCTTCAAGCTGGACGCCGAGCCCGAGGCCGAGTGATGGCTCGCCCCTCGGTCGCCGCCCAGGTCCACGCCCTCAGCGGCATGACCGTGAACGAGCTGCGCGAGAAGTGGCAAGAGATCTTCGGAGAGCCGACCCAGCAGCGGCACCGCGTCTACATGATCAAACGCCTCGCCTGGAAGCTGCAGGAGGACCAGCTGCCGAAGCTCACGCCCGAGCAGGAGGCCCGCATCGCTGAGCACAGGCGCGAGCTGGAAGCGTTGCCGCCCACAGCGTGGTTCCCTGGCGCCGGCCGCCGCAAGCGCGCGCCTGTGGCGCCCCAAGTGCGCCCCAGGGCCGGCTTGAGCCACCGGGCGCTGAGTGCGGGCACCGTGCTGACACGCGCGTACAAGGGCCGCGAGATCGCCGTCAAGGTCCTCGATAGCGGCCGCTTCGAGTACGAGGGCCGCGTCTATCGCAGCCTGAGCGCCATCGCCACCGAGGCGGCGGGCTCCAACTGGAACGGCTGGGTCTTTTTCGGCCTGGCCAGGAAGGCTGACCGGTGACTCGCCGCGGCGGCAGCAGCAGCCTCGTGCAAGTCGCTGCCGTCCGTTGCGCCGTCTACACGCGCAAGTCTACCGACGAGGGCCTGGACCAGGACTTCAACTCCCTGGACGCCCAACGCGAAGCGGGCGAGGCGTACATCGCGAGCCAACGGGGCCAAGGCTGGACCCTGCTCGAAGACCGCTACGACGACGGCGGCTTCACCGGCGGCAACCTCGACCGCCCGGCGCTGGCCCGGCTGCTGGGCGACATCGAGGCTGGGCGGATCGACTGCGTCGTCGTCTACAAGATCGACCGCTTGAGTCGCTCCCTACTGGACTTCGCCCGCCTGGTCGAGACGTTCGACCGCCACGGCACCAGCCTGGTTTCGGTCACCCAGCCGATCAACACCGCGGACTCGACCGGCCGCCTGATGCTGAACATCCTCTTGTCGTTCGCCCAGTTTGAGCGGGAGGTGATCGCCGACCGCACCCGAGACAAGATCCACGCCGCCCGCAGGCGCGGGAAGTACACCGGCGGGATGCCCGTTCTGGGCTACCGGGTCGCACCGTCCGAGAACGGCGGCAGCGGCAAGCTCGCGGTTGATCCCGGCGAAGCGGAGATGGTCCGCGAGATCTTCCGGCTGTACCTCAAACAGCAGTCGCTCAGCGATGTCGTCCTGGAGCTGGAGCGACGCCAATGGACGACCAAGGAGCATCGGACCAAGACGGGCCGGCAGTTGGGCGGCAAGCCGTTCTCGAAGTCGAGTCTGCATCATTTGCTGTCCAACCCGACCTACATTGGCAAGACCAAGCTCAAGGCGGCGGTCTACGACGGCGAGCACCCGGCGATCATCGACGAGGTCACCTGGCGGCGGGCGCAGGATCTGCTGCGGCAGAACGGCAACGGCCGCGGCGGGCCGAACGGCAATCGGCACGGCTACCTGCTGAAGGGCCTGGTGCGGTGCGCGGCCTGCCGGGCTGCGATGACACCATCGACGGCGCGCAAGGGATCGAAGGTGTACCGCTACTACGTCTGCAGCGGGGCGCAGAAGCGGGGGTACAAGACGTGTCCGTGTCCGTCGGTCTCGGCATCGCGGCTCGAGGGCGTGATCATCCAGCAGATCCGCCGTGTCGGCCAGGATCGCGCCCTGCAGCGTGAGGTGCTGCGGCAGGTCCAGGAAGCTGGCCAGGCCAAGAGGCCCGCTCTGGTGGCCGGACAGAAGCGCCTCGGGCGCAAGCTGGCCAAGACCCGCGACCAGATCCGCGGGCTGCTGGATGCGCTGGCTGATGGCCATGGCGGCGCGTCGGTGACCGGTCGGATAGCGGAGCTGGAAGACAAGGCTGGTGCCCTCGACCGGCGGCTCGGCGAAATCGCCCAGGACATCGCCGGACTCGACCACGAGACGATCGACGAGAAAGACCTCAGGACGGCGCTCTCCCTATTCGACCCAATCTGGGAGGTCCTCTACCCCAGTGAGCAGGCGCGGGTGATCCAGCTGCTGGTCCAGGGAATCGAGCATGACGGGCGCAGTGGCACGTTGGCGATCGAGTTCGCGGCCAGCGGGATCAGGGCGCTCGCCGGCGAGATCGACGTGGCGAAGGAGACGGCATGAGGGTGGAGCTTCAGGTTGACCTGCGGCCGGAGCGGCGGCCTTCAACAGCGAAGCCCGTCGTCGATGCCGAGGCCCGTGCCGAGAAGCAGCGCCTTGCTCGCGAGGACCGCCGCCTGCGCCAGATCGCTCTGGCCCGGCTGATCGAGGAGCGGATTGCTGTCGGCCAGTTCGCCTCGTTGGCCGATGTCGCCCGGCGGTGCGGGGTGTCGAGGGCGAGGGTGAGTCAGGTGATGGCGGTCCCCAGATCGGTAGAGGAATCAATTACAACCAATCTGCATCGGCCGAAAAACACTTCAGCCTCGGAAGCGATTCACTGATTCCAGTGAAATCCAAAGTGCAGCTCGTGACTTCTTTGTTGTCAGGAACGGTTAGCTCAAAGGCAACCAGAATACCATCTGGATAACTTTCCCTGTTCTTGTCTGCTTCGACAA